TATCTAAGGACCAGGCCAAAATCGCCGCCGAGACTAAGATCATCGCCACAGAGTCCGGCAAAACGGCCAAAACGCAAAAAGAGATCCTCGACCTCATGCCAAAACTTGCTCCGGCGAATTAGTGCTATAATCGAATTATGAGAATTCCGGGAATAACAGGATTTTATCCGGCGGCGCCGGGCAACTACACAAAAGGACGTGTCTCTCCGATTACGGATTTCACAGTCCATCATTCGGCGGGATGGGAGCAGACTCTCCGATACCTATGGGCCGACGAGGCTCGAGACGCGAGCTCGACTCTATACGTCTCCGGATCCGTCCGGGAGCAATATGTGGACACGGACGACACTCCCTGGACAAATGGCAATCTCGCGAGCAATCGCCGATCCATTACATGCGAGGTCCGTGGCGACTGGCGTAATGGCTATTATGACGCGGCCACATTAAAGAATCTGGAGGAGGTCATGTATCAATGCCTCAAGATCTGGCCGAACTTGCGACTCACTTATCACATGGACGTCTCGGACAAATCGACACTATGCCCGGCCGATTTAAAACACAGAGGGTATGCGGCCGACTGTTGGGCCAAAGCAAAAGCACGACTCGCAACCAAACCGACGCCGGCTCCGAGTCCGATCACATATAAAAAGATCACTCCAAAGCGCATTCAATTAATCCGAAATGCTAATTTATGGAATTTCAATTTCTCGGACTGGAACCAGGCCAAAGCGGTCCAGTCATACGCCGCCGGCTATGTCATTGACGTTGTGGCCGTCGCTAAAAATTCACTAGGCGGCGAATACTACATGACGGCCTATTCATACGATGAGGGCCGAATCCGCGCGACAAATGGATTTAATGTTGTGGACGCAAAAGATTATGTCCCGGCCGCTCCAGTCGAGCCTCCAAAGCCGGCTCCAAAATGGGAGCCATTGGCAACGCCTCGCAAAATGCGAACGCTCCAGGATCTTTATGTTTACGATCTCGATAATAATAAAAATGTCGGCGACGTTATCAAAAAAGGAACCGACGTCGAGCTCGTCGAAAAGATCAATAATGGCGTGGTATATGTCCGCTCAAAATGGGCTCGTGATAATAATAAGAATTGGGGAATTCGCCTGGATCAAATGGGCGAGGTCCCGGAACGTCCGATCGATACCGATCCGACAACTCCAGTCGAGCCGGTCCCGGAACGTCCGATCGATACCGATCCGACAACTCCAGGCAAAGGCGACGTCGAACAGCGACTCTCCGCATTGGAAAAAATCGTCCAGTCTATTGTCGATTTTCTCAAAGGAATATTCACAGGATTTAAAGGTTAAAAAATGTATTCAATAATAACACAAGGGGAATAATATGGGCGATCTAGTAATCAGTTTTATTCGAACAGTGGTCCCGACAATAGTCGGCGCCGTGGCGAGCTATCTAGCAACTAAGGGAGTCGATCTGGCCCCGGAAACTGTGGCGGCCCTGGCGACATTCCTAACAGGTCTATTCGGATCCATCTATTACGCCGTGGCGCGTCTCCTGGAGGAGAAGTGGCCGAACGCGGGGATCCTCCTGGGCGTTCGAAAAACCCCTATTTATTAGTCAAAAACCACTCCCCCGGCACTCCCCCGGCCTATTTTTAGAACATTTTCGTTCGTTTTTGTCCACCCCTGTTATGTTCTGTTTTTGTTCGCTCCCCTACCCNNTCCCCGCCACAAAATTTTCAAAAAAGCAAATAACAGATGAAACATTTTTTTCTAGGCGAAAGCAGGGGAGAGGGGAGGGGACCACATAAGTAATCACTATTAGTAATGTGTGATAGTCCATTGACTAACAAAAAATAATTCGATATGTTGGCTCATGTTGGCCTGTCCAAATGTCCCGGAACACGACCGCAATCGAGCGGCGGTCCGAGAAATCGGAGGGACTTAATCCTGGATGATAACCCGCAAAACCAGGATCCGGCGATCAATTAAAACGACGTGGCAAATCTGGAATGTCATGTCGTTTTTTAATGCGCTATAATAACGATATGAGCACACGCCGAAATTATATCGAAACATCCGAAGTGTCCGGCGCCACGGACGCACAGGTCGCACTAGCCGAGGAGATCATCGACCAGTATGTCGGCGTCCAGGACAAGCACGTCAAGGCCGAATATGATGGCGAGATTACGAGTCTCCTGGCCGGGAATAAAGTCATTGACGCGAGTTCCCTCTGACAACTCAAGCAACAGAACACGAACATTTTTTCGCGTTGTGTGATCGAGCTCGTGACTGGCGACGCGGCCGGAACGATCCGGCTCATCACGGCCTCGGATGGCGACGACTATTCCGTCACATACGACGGCGACGCAATCTCTGGGATCCAGGTCGGCGACATATTCCGCATTTATCAGCTCGCAAAATTCCCCCGCCAAAAAGATCAATTCACGCGCAATTCTATTTATTACAAAACCATCCCTCGGGCCGTCAAAGACGCCGTGGTCGCACAGACTCAATTCATTATCGAACTAGGCGACGACTATTTCACAGGCAACGAGACGGACGCCGGATCCGAATCGATCGGGAATTATTCATACAGTAATGGCGGCCAGGGCCAGGGCGGCGCTCAATCGGCGGTCGTTAAAATGGTGGCACCAAAGGCCCGGACGTTGCTCCGTGGGATCGTGAACAGGCTCGGCCGGATCGAGGTCTAGTCATGCCATTTAATGCGCTCCTAAAACGAACGATCACTCTCCGGAACAAATCGGGGACTCGAGATAAGCAAGGACAGCCGGGATTCGGATCCCCGAGTTCCCTATCCGCGCGCGTACAGCGCACACACAAAACGATCGCGACGGCCGATCGTGACAGAACCCCTATCCATGCCATTATATTTATAGGACCATCCACAGAGCCCGAGATCGACGCAAAGGTCACATACGACGGAACGGACTATCGTGTTATGGCCGTGGAGGATGTGATCGGCCGCAACGGCCAGACTCATCATTACGAATTAATGTGTCAATTATGGAGTTTTCAATGATAATCGCCTCGATCGATGATAACCAGGTCATGATGAATCTAAAGAACCTCGAGCAAGCCGTGGACGAGGGCGTTCCGAAACAGGTCCTCGATATTGCATTCGAGACGCACCGGCTATCCCAGGCCGAAGTCCCGCACGACGAGGGAACGCTCCAGAACTCCGGAACAGTCGAGGAGGTCCGTGGCGAGGTGGTCGTCGGATATCACACGAAATATGCGGCCCGGCTCCACGAACATCCCGAATACCGATTCCAAAAAGGCCGCAAGGGGAAATATCTGGAGGATCCTATTATCCGGAACGAACAAGCACTAGGGATCAGATTCGCTCGGGGAATGGGCGATGAGATCGGAAAGGCGATTAAATAATGGCGAGTTTTTTTGACGAATTAGCAACCTATCTCGACGCTCAACAGGCGACACTCATATTCACAGCCGACGCCGGCCGGAATGTGTTTTTAAACGAGCTCCCGGCCGATCCGGACGCTTGTGTGGCGTTTTTCGGACAGGCCGGAACAACCCTCGGAGCGCAACGTGATATCCCAGGACTCCAGTTCCCGCGATTCCAGGTGGTCGCTCGATCGGATGATTACGAGGAGGCCGCGACTCTCATGGCCGCCGTCCGGTCCACTCTCCACGGATTAATTAATCATCAGTTATCAAATTATCGGATCCTCCGTTGTCATGCCGAACAGGAGGCGACGCCGCTCGGCCAGGACGGCCAGGGCCGCCATGAGTTCGCATGCAATTTCATAGCGGAATATCACAACTACACGCCGCCGGAGGAGTAGGATGGCAACCACGAGGACGATATTCGATGAGGGATCTCTCATGCCTAAAAAGGATTCCGAGGGCCGGATGTATCGGGAGGTCCGATGTCCGGAGTGCCACGCCTGGCTATGTGACGAGTACATTATTAAAGGTCGGACCAGACATAAGTGTTTTCGTTGTGGTAGGATTATAATAATGGTATTCAAGCCGAAAAGGTCGAATCGGCCGGGACCAGAATCAAGTAAACAGGAGCTCAATCATGGGAAACATTCTTAATGTAAAATTAGGCGTGTGTAAAGTGTATTTCGGCGGCGTCGATCTAGGTCACACTATCGGCGGTGTAGAGGTCACTTATGCTCCGGAGTTCCACGAAACAAAAGTGGATCAATACGCCGGCGTATCTGAAAGATGGCTCGTTGGGGAAAAGCTATCGGCAAAAGTGCCACTCGCGGAAAATACTCTCACGACTATTAAAAACGCGATCACGCATTCAACCGATAACACGGATCACATCACGATCGGCTCGGAGGCGGGCAAGCGCTCGAGCACGTTCGCAAAACTTCTCGTTTTGCACCCGGTCGCGAATGAGGATTCCGATTACTCCGATGATGTGGGAATTTACAAAGCTCACGTCAATAACGAGATCACTATCGGTTACAAGAATGATGGCGAGCAGATCATCGAGGCTATGTTCGACGGACTTGTGGATGAAAATCGCACAGACGGAAACTTGCTCGGAATGATCGGCGATTCCACTTCTTAGCGATCACACTCTAATTAATTTTTAAATGGCGTCGAGGGACACATGAGCCCCGCCAGGAGCACACAATGGAAAAAACTAGAACTGTCAAAACAGGCGCCGGCGATGTCGTCGTCCGAAAATTAGCACTTTACGATTATGCGGAATTTATCCGCGCATTACGGAAACTCCCCGGGGAACTAGCGGACCTGTTCAAGTCCGGGAAAAATGTCGGCGATATGGCCGTGTTATTCGAGGAGATCCCGGAATTAATCGCCGACTCATGGGACGATTTCGTCGCCATTATTGCGGTCGGAACTGATAAGGACGCGGAATTTTTCAAGTCTCCAGATCTGGACGGCGCGGACGCGCTCGAGATCATCGACGCACTCATGGAATTAAACGACTATGAGAGGATCGTCAATACAGTAAAAAAAATCATGGCCCGGAGGCAATCCACGCCGACAAGCCCGGCAAAGAGCAAGCCGAACAGCGTCAAACCTCAATAGAGGAGTGGTTATATGGGGCCGTGGACTTACTCGCCTCCGAGTATGGATGGACCAAAGATTATATTTATTTTTCAGTTTATCCCGAGGATGTGATTATTCTCCAGGATAAGATCATGGCCCGGCAAACGGACCAGATGATCGCCGATCTCCGGATCATTTCGAATCCACATCTGGAAAAGGACGCACAAAAAGAGCTCGTCAATGAATTAATGGCCCGGCGCGCGCGCTTGCGCGGGACATTCGAGGAGCCCGAGATCGATCGGGCCGCACTCGCACGTCTAAAGGAAACTCTCAAAAAAGAGAGCAAGGCCATAAAGGTAAAGTGATATTATTAGATTATGGCATTCAACCTCGGAGATATATTCGTCACATTCAAAGCAAAAGC